CGTCAGGACACTATGAGCGGCGCCTACGTCCATAAGAATAAGTTTTTAACGGCTAAGCTGGAAGAACTAGGCCTAAACGACGATGACACATGGGCATCAATCATCGCTAATGATGGCTCTATTCAGCACCTCGACATTGATGCTGAAATTAAGGATGTTTTTAAGACGGCTGTGGAGATTGACCAGCGCTGGTTGATCGAGCTGGCATCTGACCGACAAGAGTACATTGATCAGGGCCAGTCACTGAATCTGTTCTTCTTACCTGACGTGAATATCAAATACCTACACGCGGTCCACTTCTTGGCGTGGAAACAGGGCCTAAAAAGCCTCTACTATTGCCGGTCTGATAAGCTGCGAAAGGCAGATAAAGTAGGTACCCGCATAGAACGTAAGCGTATCGAAGATGACGTAGACATGGTCGCTATCGCAGATGGTGATGTGTGCTTAGCGTGTGAGGGATAGAATATTGGAGCAGAGGAATAGACAAGCCAAGGGCAGAAATAGGTTTGGATACGATAGAGCTACGCGGGAAAGACTAGCCCATGAAAGTAGACTAACGACCACGGCAGAAAAGCTTGCTGCTAAATGGCTCAGGCGAAAAATATAATTTACAGGAGAGTATAATGGTTAAAGGCAAATTAAAACTGACGGACGGTAGGGATTATTACAAGCCGTTCAATTACCCATGGGCGTTTGATGCTTTCATGGAGTCTGAGCAAATGCACTGGCTCTGGACAGAGGGGCCAATGATGGAGG